ATCCTGAAGCGCGCCAACTACACGGAGCAGGCGAACCAATTCGATCCGTTCGACCCGGTCGGCCTGACGCTGTCCACGTTGCTGCCGCTGGGCTTCGGAGCGATGGCGCTGCGCGGCGTCAAAGCCAAGACGCGTGTCGATGCCGAGGCCGTCGAAGCCGCCCGCGTCTCGGTGCAGCGCGAGCACATTGACTCCGTGAACCCTGCGCCGGTCGGCGATCTGGCCGGTGCTGCTGCCCACGAAGCCTCGCTCACACGCGCGATGGATCAGATGGCGGCCGGTGAGAAGGTCGAAGTCACCGACGTGGCGCCGGTTTCCGGTGAGCCGCCCGTTCCGCAAGGGATGACGCGCCTGTATCACGGGAGCGTTCTACACGGACGCTATGATGGAGATGCTTGGTTCTCAAGCAGTCGAACGTACGCGAGGGACTACCGGGAAGGCGCAGAACTCCAGTTCGTAGACTACCCAACAGAACTTCTCGACAAGTACACCGACCCCGACAACTATGGGCACGGGTACACGGTGGCGACCGGGAAAACAGCGATTCTTCAACTGGATTCGTCCGTCACAGGGCTTCGTACGCCTGTCCCGAAGTCTGTCACCACGGCAGTGACCGAGCGCCTGCAACCGCTGGTGAAGGCCTTCGAGGAAGAGGTCAAGGTCCGCGGCACGACCGAGCCCGATGTGTACTTCACCGGCTCACCGCAGGAGGGCATGACGCTCACGCGCACGCTGGAGGAGCAGTCCGGCCGCAAGAACGCCAACGACCAGTTCGCCGGGCCCGGGCACTACACCAGCACCTCGCGGGATCTCGCCGGCACCTATGGCGGCCCGACAGGGCGTCTGTACGAGGTCGCCGAGCCGTTCACCAAGCCGTTCGACTTCAACGCCGTGGATGCCGGCACGCGCAAGTCCGGCAAGGCGCAGTACGACGAGATGGTCAAGCGGCTGGGCAGCAAGTCGGCCGCCAATGCCGAGCTGCGCACCAAGGGCTACGACGCCATCACCTTCACGAACCCGCGCGGCGAGAAGATCGCGAACGTGTTCGAAGCTCGCGCGCTGAAGGATGCCGGCCCGGCTCGCGGGCCCGCCAAGGCATCGAAGCCGCTGGAGCTGGAGCCGAAGACCAAGGCAGGCGGAGAGCCGGCATTCAAGAGCGAGTCGCCGGAACTCGACCGCGCCGTGGCTGACCTCGAAGCAATGTCGCCAGATCACCCGGTGATGCTCGATGGCATGACCGCCCCGATGTCTGTCCGCGAGCTGATGGCGCGCGTGAGGCAGGAGGCGACGCAGGATGCTGGAGAGGCCGGCTTGATCGAAGCCGCGGCGAACTGCTTCCTCAGAACCAGCGGCTGAGCGTGGCGAGTGCTGCGACCACCCCGGCCGGCACGCAGATCACGCTCATCGCGATGCAGTACCCTCGCGCAGCCTCCCACGCACGGGACATGCTGCCTGTTGCCGCCAGCACGGAAGCCGGGACAATCAGCACCATCACGGCGATGATCGCCAAGGTTTTCAAGAGGAGCAGCACATGGCGATGAAACCAGCATGCATCCAAAGTGTCAATGCCGCAGCAGGCCGGACGCTGTCGGATGCCGAAATCAAGGCGATCGACGACCGCATCAGCAGCACGATGAAGGCGCTTGCCGTGGCCGACCCTGCGAAGTGGGCAGCGCTCCCGATGGATCAGCGGGTGCTGCAGGCGGCGACGCAGGCCATGCAGGACATTCAAGCGCAGGCCGCGCGCAAGGTCGCCAACGTGCAGCGCCAGGTGCTGGCCGGCGCAGCGGTGGAGCAGCGTGTGCAGGCTCAGCAGAAGGCGCTCAAGAGCACCCGAGCCCGCGCGCTGGTGGAGGTGATCGACAACGCCGGGCACTACATCGCAGGGGTCAAGCGGCAGTACGTCGCCGGCATGATGGACCTCGTCGAGGCCGCACGCAGCGGTCAGGGTGTCGGCGCCGGCAAGAAGGCGCTGATGTTCCTGTTCGACGCCGAGAACCCGCAGATGACGAAGGACATCGTCAGCGAGATCTTCGGCAACGCCTCGGGCAGCACCAGCAACACGCTGGCGAAGGACGGTGCCAAGGCATGGCTCGATGTCATCGAATCGATGCGCACGCGGTTCAATGCGGCCGGCGGCGACGTTGGCAAACTGCTCTACGGCTACCTGCCGCAACCGCACGATGCCGCTCGGGTGCGGGCCGCTGGTGCCGATGCGTGGGCAAGCAAGACGATGCCGCTCCTCGACCGCAAGCGCTATGTGAACGAGTCCGGCGCGCGCATGAGTGATGCCGAGGTGACCAGCTTCCTCAAGGCGGCGTACGAGACGATCGCGACAGAGGGCCTGAACAAGGTCGAACCCGGCCAGTTCGCCGGCAGCGGTGCCAAGGCCAACAAGGGCAGCGAGTCGCGGCAGATCCACTTCAAGGACGGCGAGAGCTACCTTGCGTACATGGGCGACTACGGGCGCGGCACGATGTACGACGCGATGGTCAGCCACATCGGTGCGATGGCCCGCGACATCGGACTGGTGGAGCAGTTCGGCCCGAACCCGAATGCGCAGTTCAAGCTGCAGAACGACCTTGCAGTTCGCGCTGACGGTGGCGCAGAGCGAGCCTTCCTGAACCAGCCGCAAGCGTACTGGGACATCGTCAGCGGCGTCACTGGAACCCCGGGTAGCGCGCACCTTGCGCAGATCGGGCAGGACATCCGCAACATCCAGACGTTCGGCAAGCTGGCCGGCGCGGTGATCAGCAGCATCACCGACCTGTCGACGCTCACCATCACCACCGGCTTCAACAAGCTGAGCTATTGGGACCTGTTCAAGAACATCGGCAAGCAGGCGGACGGCGACACGCGCGCCTTCCTGACGCAGCATGGCGTGATCGCTGAATCCATGATCGGTGACCTGAACCGCTGGGCCGGCGAGAACCTGCGCAATACGTGGTCGGGCCGGCTCGCGAACAGCACCATGAAGCTGTCGCTGATGAACGCATGGACCGACACCCTGCGCCGCGGGTTCGCGATGACGATGATGCAGGGCCTTGCCAAGCTGTCGCAGAAGTCGTGGGCGAACCTCACCGACTGGGACCGCGCGCATCTGGAGCGCAAGGGCATCACCGAAGCCGACTGGGCCGTGGTGGCGCAGGCGAAGCTGACGGACTTCGAGGGCGGGCAGTTCCTGACGCCGGAAGCGATCAAGGCGGCCGACATCCAGACGGCGCGGCCGGCTGACCTGCAGCGCATCAAGGATGACGTGGCGGCCAACACGCAGGAGCTGACAGCGCGCAACGCTCAAGACCAGCAGTGGATCAAGGGTCGCCTCGACAAGTTCGACGATGCGCGCGATGCACTGAACCGTCAGGTCAAGGAGAAGCACGGCAAGCGGCTGGCGGCGAACGAGAAAGCCACCGAGCCGATGCTGGAGCGCATGGCGTTGCTCGATGCCCAGCGTGAGGCGGCACAACTGCAGGCCGACATGGAAGCGGACTTCAATCGCTTCTCCACTCAAGACGACGTGCGGCGCTTCCTGAATGCCGTGGAGGACGGGGCAAGCGCTGACATCACCGACGTGGCTCAAGCGAAACCGGCTGTGCGTGGCGGGCTGGAGTCAGCCGAGGCTGTCGGCCGGCGCTACGGCATCCAGAAGGGCAAGCTCGATCGTCGCATGCAGGAAATTCAGAACCGCATCGGCGAAATGGATCGCGAGGCCGGGCGCGCAACGAACCGCGACGCGAAGGCGGCGCAGGCGAAGGCCGACGACATGGCGCAGGAGCTGAAGGACTTCGTCCAGCGGTCGCAGGAGCGCCAGAAACGCCGGCAGGCCGTCATCGATCGGCTGCAGCGCGACGAGGCCCCCCGCATGGCGGCGGAGGCCGAGCGCATCAAGAACGAGGTCGTCGCCAAGGTGCTGGGCTTCATCACCGACGAGAGCGAGTACGCCGTTCTGAACCCGGACACCGCCACGCGCGCAATCCAGACGTGGGGCGGGCAGCAGTCCGGCACTGGCGTCGGTGAGCTGGCCCGCCTGACCATGCAGTTCAAGTCCTTCCCGATCGCCATGATCTCGCGTCACTGGCGCCGGATGCTGGAGGGGCAGAAGGGCCTCGACGGTGCACCAGCCATCGCGAACAAGGCCGCCTATGGTGCGGCGCTGGTGATCAGCACGACCGCACTCGGCGCCATCGTGTTCCAAGCCAAGCAGGTCAAGGACGGCAAGGACCCGGTCGCGATGAACACTGCGAAGTTCTGGACGCGCGCCGCGGCACAGGGCGGCGGGGCAGGCTTCCTCGGCGACATCCTGCTGGGCGACACCACCGACGACCGCGGGCAACTCGACTCGCTCGGCCGGCTCGCACTCGGCCCGACGTTCGGATCGGCCGCGGACTTCTACGAGCTGACAAAGGGCAACATCGATGAGAAGCTGGCCGGCAAGGACACGCATGCCGGGGCCGAGGCGCTGAAGTTCGCGAAGGGACATCTCCCTTACGTGAACCTCTGGTACGGCAAGGCGGCACTCGACCACCTGCTGCTGCAAGGTTTGCAGGAGAATCTCTCACCCGGCTACCTGCAGCGCATGAAGGACAAGGCGCGCAAGGACTGGGGTCAGGGGTACTGGTGGCAACCTGGCGAAGCGACACCCGATCGCTCGCCGGACTTCTCGAAGGCACTGTGATGCGTCTCGACCAATACCAGAAGCTGCAGGCTCTGCAGGAAAAGCTGCTCGATGTGTTCCTCGACGAGGCCGAGCCGACGACCTGGCCCGGGCGCGGGCTGAAGCTCGGCGAGATGGACGCCAAGACGCGGGGCGACCTGTACTGGGTGCGCAAGACCGCGGCGTCCGCCCTGCTGCTGGCCGATCGTGTCGGTGCTGCAGTCGGTCGCGTGCAGATGACCGGCGACGGCCCATCACCGACTGGTGCACCGGCTCCGGACAGTGAAGGCGAGGCCGACCAGATGGAAACCGAACTCGGGCGCTACGAGCGGCAGGCCCAGGCCATCATGGCTGAGCTGCAGTCTGGAAAAGGGAAAGCAGCCTTCGACAAGAAGGTGCACGGGCCGAAGTGAAGAAGGCCTCATTCCTGGCGTTCTTCCTGCGCTGGGCTGAAGTCCAGGGGTGGAAGGTGCCGCTGCTGCACATCAAGATGTGCGTGTGGCTCGATGTCTGCACCGATCGTGAGCGCGTGATGATGGTGTTCCGCGGCGCGGCAAAGTCCACCATCTACGCCATCTACAAGGCGTATCGCCTGTGGAACGACCCCACGCACCGCTCCCTCGTGTGGTCTGCTGACGGACCGACTGCCGGCATGCTCACGGCCGACGTGATCAACGTCCTTCGCAATCACCCGTGGTGCATGGGCATGCTGCCACCGCGGCCGGGCGCGAAGAAGTTCTTCGTGATGGGCTCCACCGATGCGCGAAACGCCAGCATGCGCGCGGTTGGCGTCGAGACGAACGCGACCGGTGCACGTGCTGACGCGGTGGACTTTGATGATGTGGAAGTGCCCGGCAACATCGAGACGCCCGAGGCCCGCCTGAAGCTGCGCCAGCGGATCAGCGAGTCAACCCACATTGCGGTGCCTGGCTCGCAGAAGACCAAGATTGGAACGCCGCATGCTCACGACTCCATCTACACCGAGGCGATTGCGGCAGGGGCCTCGGTCTTGAAGATCCCTCTGTTCGAACACGTCGCGCGGTTCTCCAACACGAAGGGGCGCAAGCAACTGCGGTTCAACTTCCCGGTTGGCGCTGACGGGCTGTACGTGATGCAGGGCATCCACACTGGCGCCAAGATGCTGGTGGAGGGCGCCGACTACACGGTGAGCGGCCAGGTCGTGACGCTCGCCAAGCCGGCTGATGCGGTGGTCGACATCTGCACCGGCTGTGCCTGGCCGGAGCGCTTCACGCGGGCCGAGATCGCATTCCGTCGCAGTGACACTCGCACCTTGAATGCCTGGGACTCTCAGTACCAGCTCGAAGCCAAGCCGCTGCACGAAGTCCGCCTCGACCCGGAGATGATCACCCCGTACGACGCCGAGCCCCGCTTCGTCACCGCAAACAAGGTGCTGACGCTGTGGCTCGGCGCAACGCAGATCGTCGGCTGTTCCCTG